GTCCACTCTCCAATCTCCTCATCTTTTAAAAGTAAAGATAGAATCTGTACACCATTACAAGTAGCGTCCATGTGACAAGGTAACCTCGTTTCAAATCCATATCCTTCCTCCTTAAATGCTTGGTATTCAAAACAAAACGCCAGGAAAGCCCAAGGATCAGAAGCTTCTTGCCAATAGTCATTGTTAAAAGGATCAGATGCACATTCTTTTATCTCATTTTCATGGTCTTTTACCCAAGCAATGCGTTCATCATAAGTCCCCTTTGTACCCCATACATTTGCTCCGTGAATTAACAACCACCTACTCTCCTCCTCGTTAGTAATTGCTACGCTATTGTAAAACTCTAAGCAACTCCTTCCAAGGTCACAACTTTGTGGGTTAACATAGCTAGGTACATAATACACTCGTCCTCTGTAATCCATTTGAACTGGAAAGAAAAGCTTTTCCTTGTCAGCGTATAACTTACAGACGTGTAGGATTTTTAAACACCTCATCCTTTGTCCGTTAGTCCGTTGGTTAAACTCATAGATATACTTAGCCTTCTTCTTCCACTCGATAAAAGCTTCAGGGTCTTTCTGTACTAGTCCTTCTACTGGGTCAAGTGGTTCAAGTAACTGACTCTTTTGCATAGCTCCAATGGACAAGTCATTTTCCCACGCCCATTGCATGACTTCGTATAACTTTTTATTCAATCGATACGGTACATTTTGCAATTTGTTTAAAGGTTCAAAAGCCTTAGATAAATCCCTCGACATATCACTTCGTTTCATTATGGGAAGTTGTGGAAGTTCAATTGAACTGTACCCACCACCCCAGTTGTCATTCCATTCAATAGGTTTCTCAAGAGTAGCTAACCAAAAGGGAGACAAGACTTCACAGTGTTCATCATACTTCTTGATCCACTCGTACATCTTAGGGTTTGGAACTAGTATCTTCTTTGTCTTTCTCCCTTGGCAGAATCGATCACGGACAGAAAACAAATTAGTTTGTAAGCGTATCACTTCTAATAACCAACATCCAATCACTGCTTTATGGTGTTGTTTAAAAAGATCGAAGCGTTTATACCTTCCTTGTTTGTGGAACTTCCTTTCCTTTGCCCAGAAGTGGGACATAAAACGATACCTACTCTTCGCATCTTTTCTATCCCTTTCGAGTAGCATCCAATCGCTTTTGTTCATGTGCTTTTTAAAGTAACGGACACGTACTTCATCTTCTATTGCCTTTGCCATTTCAAAACTCGCGGCAGTAATGTTTGGTTCGTCAATTAACAAATCAAATAGCTTCTTAATGCCAAGATATGCAATCACACTGGGTTCTAAATCCCATACAAAAGGAAGCCATAAAGGTACAGGTGCATCAGGCTTTGAACAGTCCTCAAAATACCTGGCAATTGCATTCTCTACGTCCTCATGTATCGCTCGTCCTAGTCTCTTATAGCTTGGTTGTTCGGACAGGTAATTGTTATCTTTATATACCTCCTTCATCTTCCTGTACCTGTGCTTTCCCCACTCTACCATCGACTGTTCCCACATATCTTCTTTTGGGTGTCCACTTACTCGTTTATTGCTCACTTTTAATCTTTCTTTTTTTAATTTCAAACTCTCTCCACTCCTTCGGCTTCCTTCTTGGTATTTCTGTTCGTATCAATCGTCCTAACTCATCGTAACCTAATTGGTTATTCATCCAAAACAATTCAAACTTTTTCTTTACCTCCAATTCAAACGCTCTCGTAGTATAATAAACTTCATCGAAATCTTCATCACTACTCATCGGTTTCCTCCTCTTCTTCTAACATCTCTCGCTCTCTCTTTGCTTTCGCTAATGTCATGCAATCAGGTTCTTCTTCCTTATCTTCTTCAGGTTCAAGACCAGCTTCCCACCTCATCATATCAATATCATCTTGGTTTATATCAAGAAAGCTGTCTGAAGGTTCAAGTAACCAGTATTTATTTTCCATCATCGTTATACTCCTCTAGTAATTTCTGTAAGGACAGGTAAAGGTTAAAGTATTTATGTTCGGGATCAAGCACTCCTTTGAAATGCTCGGTCATTATGTAGTGCATGGTTTCTTCTATCATAATAAATCGTTCCTAGTTTCAGTTTGTTTTATAGACTTAGTCCATGCATTATCTTCATCA